GTTGTTGCACCAGAGTAAACAAGAATCTGTCGTTTACCAAAGATAAACAAGAAATCATTGTGAGCCGCCAATCCCATGATCTCATCAGAACCATTAGGCCATACACGAGACACATCTAAAGTACCAGTAGTACCACCCCCCCATACATGACCTGCAATCAGATCAGAGAAAGTAATCGTTACTTTGTTAGTAGATGTATTGGCAACCCACAAACGACCAAAAGCAGAAATACAGATGTTTGCTTGAGGAACAGTACCTACATAACCAGTCTTCTCAGAAACTCTGCGATAAGTGGTAGTACTCACCGCTGGGTCATAAATCAATGGATCGTGTCCAGTTTGGAAGAAATAAGTGATTCCATTCAAAGAAGCACAATGCCAGTTACTAGCACTAATGGTAGGAGCAGAACCACCACCACCATAGGTCAACTCAGTTACAGCATTGGAAGTACCAAGTTTGAACAACTTATTGTTGCCAGCAAACAACACAGTCAATGTGCCATCAATCTGCACTAACTCATGGATAACAGTTACATCGTTAGACCCAAGGTTTCCAGATGAAGAATTAACCAATGTATAACCCTTGCGAGCACCAATACGTCCATACTGGTCAATCACGCAATTAGAAGCAACCAAAGCAAAACCAGAAGACAAATCCAATGGAGAGTCTTGCGTATTCAGGCCATAAAAGCCTGGTGCGCTTATGCTATTACTTTGTAGTGGAGCTGCCATTAGACCGCCACAAAGTTGTCTTCAGGGTAACGAGTGCTTTCCAACGCAATAGCATCAGATAGCATTCCACGGAACAAAGCATAAGCCTCTGAACTTGCCGTACCGCCATCTTCACCACGTTCAATCAAAGCACGAGCATAAGCACTCTGAGTCACCAAATAGTCTAATACCTTTACAGATGTGCCATCAGCAGACAAAGCCGCTTGTGGGATGGTCAAATCAAACAACAGAGTAAAAGCACCAGAAGGAACAGGAAACAAGTCTACTTTTGTGTCTCCATTACCATCCACACCGCTAAAGCAGAACTCTGATGGAATAGACTGTGAAGGTGCGCCAAGGTTCAATTTGCGGTTCATGTCCACAAACTCAATGTTCCGAAGACCAATTAAACTTGTTGTGTTAAGCGCATCATTGATACGGAACTTCTGTCCCGCACCTGTCAAAGCATAAGAACTCGTGCCAGCAGTAGTCGTTACTGTGATTGCTTGAGTAAGACAATTCCAGTTGTAAGAGTCTTCAATCTGTCTCTTAGCATCATTGACAAACTTGCCGATCAAAGCAGAATATGTTGTCTCTGAAACAGTTGAAACATTTGTCTCACGCAATCGTGTCAATACATCGTTGACAAGCTCTAAGTAGGTCATGTTCTTTGCGCTCCTGATACTTCAAATGTGGCAATAAAACTAAAGCTACTTGCACTTTGAGTAGTAATTTGAATCTTATCGCCTTCTTCTAAAACAATATAAGCATTGCCATCAAACTGAAGATATGCTTTGGATGTAAAGTCGTAATTTGTCAGAATGTCATAGGTAGTAGCAGTGCTTGAGTCATACCATTGAACAGTAATATGCTTTGTAGATCCACCTGTGTTGTGGATGTACATGACAGTAAATTTGGCGTAGTAACCCGTAGGAACTGTATAAACAGTAGTCAATACTGCCGCAGTAGGGCTAACTCCAACAGATACTGGTCTCATTTGTTCCTCTTAGAGATCGCTTTAGCTTTTGCTTTAGCGTCTTCCTTGGACGTTGCGCCCCAAGCTCTAAGAGAAAGTAAAAGTCGGGTAGGCTTTCCATCTTTCATCTCAGCGCCAGGCATATTGCCCATACGTGCTAAAAAGGATGCCCTACGAGGGTTGTCTCCCGACTTTACTGGTGGTTTTAAATTGCCACCCGTTTCTGCATTATACGATGCTCTACCCTTGGCATTCAAGCCCCCTTTCGGGTTTTTTCCTTCTTTTGTTTGCCAAGTAGGGGATTTCATTTCTTCTTTGCGGTCTTAGCCGCAGCCTTAAATGCCGCCTCAGTAGGAGCACCTTTAGAACCAACCTTACGCATCTTTTCTTTAGAACCCGCTTTGATGCGTTCTTGTTTGGCATTGATGTTAGCGTATAGACCTTGTTTCATTTCTTTTTCCTAGCTTGGGATAAAGCAATGGCGAGGGCTTGTTTTGGATTAGTAACGACCTTTTTATTGGTAGTCAACTTGCCCTTGCCAAACTCAGTCATCACCTTGCTGATCTTCTTTTGGGCTTTGGTTTTCATATCAGTACAATATCTTTGCGATGATTGTTCCAGATGTATACGCTGTGCAATTGGCTCTTAAATACTTAGGAGCATTAGCCAAAGTAACAAAGCCGTCAGCCGTTAAAGCAGTGCCAACAGTGCTAAATGTTGTGCCATCAAGACTACCTTGCAAAGCAACAGTAGCAGTTGTGATACCTGTAACGTGCAGAATTGCTGGCATACCAGCATCTACCTGAACAGCCTTGGAAGCACCTGTAGCAGTAACAGAGCTAAGAAGCGTAACGGGAGAAGTTAAAGAAGACATTATTTACCTCGTCCAGACTTTTTCATCATATTGGTAGCTGTGCGACCACCACGGGTAGGCATAGCTTTAGGCTTACCAATAGCAATCATTACAGTAACAGGCATAGATTTCTTCTTGCCATACTCTTTGGCTTCTTTCTCGCCTTTTTCTGTGTATGGGAATTTCTTGTTTCCTACTTGTGGCATATATTTCCTATCGAATTAACTTGGTTGCAACAAAAGAAATAACACCGCCAACAACAGAGGCGATAGCCATTCCCACAAAGAAACCGCCTTTAGACTTGTTAGCCATCTCAAGCAGCAATTTAATATCTTGGCGAAGTCCATGGACTTCTGCTTGTAAAGCCTCAACTTGGGCTTCTAGCTTACCAAATTCCCTTGGATCAATTTCCGACATTTGAAACCTCTTTTTTTGGTCTGCCCAACTTGGGTTTATCTTCTACTTCCTTTGGAGTTTCCTCAACAAGAACGTATCCTTCGTGACCTTTCATGCTGTCAATATCGTGTTGATACGTGAAAGTTATTAGAGTACCAGACTGTAAACAACGAAAAGTAGCCATAAAAAACTCCAAAAAAAGGGGGGTATTAGCCCCCTTTTATCATACCAAACGAACTACAACGCACTTAACTGTAGTGCTTGCTAAGTCCACAGTAGCTGTACTTTCGTTTTGGAAACGAATAGAGACAGTATCTGCTGCTGAGACATAAGGCGTGATGGAGAGTCCAGAGACATCCACACCCATACTGATGTTCATCACAATGTCGCCTAGCTTTACGCCAGGTACTGTAATGGTGTTTGTTTCACCTGCGCCATCAACTAAAGATGAAGCGTTTAGTGTTGCTGTTACAGACCAAGTATCCGAAAAAAGACCTCGGAATTGGTCAGTTCCCCTACGGGAAACTACTGCTGTTGCTGCTGCCATAATAAATCTCCTTGATGTAAAAAATCCCCCCACCGATTAAGGCGAGGGGAAAAGGCAACTATTAGGCTGGAACTGCTAACGCAAATGCGCTAGAAGACAAAGCTGCACCAGTTGTGGCGGCTGTACGCATGGCTTTTACACCATACAGAGTGTCAGATGTAAACAGAGTAGCGAGGTACTCTTGTTTGTACTGAGTCTGTGAACGAACACCAACTTGCTCAACCAGAACCATAGAGTCCTTGTGACCCATCAAGCAGATACGATCTGTTGCACTATTACCTGCGCCAGTATCAGCATTGCTAGATGTGAACACGGGGATACCATACAGTTGACCGATTTCACCAGTACGGATTGCGTTACCATTACCCACAAAAGCCTGTTCTGTATAACGGGAAAGACCCATCAACGTATTGCGGCTTGAAGGAGGAATGATGAAGAAACGACCATCCATAGGAGTGTCATTGTCATCCAAACGCTGAATCGTGCGACGAATAGCGGCATCAGTCAACGCAGAAGCATTGGAAGATGTGCTGTTGTAAGCAGTAGTACCATCACCGCCAATAAAGGCTTTGGTGGATGAATTGCTTGTTGCGTAGTCGTTAGTACCGACAGTTGCACCATTGAAAGCACGACCCAATTGGATCAAGTCGGTATCAACTTGTTTAGCCAAAGCGTAACCAGCATCGGCAGTATAAAACTGACGCAAACTGTTCAATGCTTGTGCTTCAACAATGTCCTCAATGAAACGTGAGTACTCATAGTGCTTGTTAATCAAGACTTGAACTTCTGTCTCAGTATCGGCAATCAGAGTCACAGCAGTAGATGCCGCTTTTGCTGATGCGTTACCACGAGTAGGAGCTGGAATGTGAACTGTGTCACCCTTCTTGCCCTTGAAGTTCATCTTCATTACGATGTTAGCCAAAACAAGGTTTTTCTTGTATGCGGCTACGATTTCATCTGACCAGATTTCTGGGATGAATTTTTCTGCGGTTGTTACTGTAACCGCTGGTGTTGGATATGCCATGATTAAATCTCCTAAAGTTTAACGAACTCGACCTTCTGAGTATGCTGCCATAATTTCTTGACTTAAAGCATCATAACGATCTGGGTCTTGCATTTTGAGCCGAATAAGGTCTGCCCTTCTGTATACCCTCTTTGATGATTCACCAGAACCACCTACATCAACACCTACTGCTTTTAAGTTCTGTTTGCGAGTTACCTCGCCCTCATTACTTGTTTGCTTCTGTTTAACAGAACGTAGCTGTTTATAGGTAGATAGCAATTCATTGGCTGAGTCGTAATCATATCCAGAATCGGCTTGCTCGAAGATTTTAATGCGAATAGGGCTAGATTTCACCCAATTTGCAAAGTCCTGATCTTTGGCAATGTCTCCAAAGTCGGGATGCTCTTGCGCTAACCTTTGCTGAATCTGTGACCTTTTCATTTCTAGCGTTACTTGTCGTGCCGCTAGGATGTCTGGGTGATTATCAACAGTCTTTTGAACTGCCATCTGTGGATTCTCAAAGAAATCTACTTCAGGCTCTTCCTGTCTAGTCTGTTGTTGTCGTGAACCAAGGTTCTGTTTGATAAGTTCATCGGCTAACTTTCTAACCTCGCCTACTTCCTGTGCTTGCTTTCCAATTAGCTTTTCAGCCTCTTGGTGCATCTTCACAATCTCGTCTAAACTTTTATCCCTGTATTTCTCAGGAAGTTCAGCCTTTTGCTCGATCTTCTGTTGTTCAATCTCTAACTCGCCAAACTCTTCTTTTTCATCATCAATCAACATACTTATTTCCTTTTCCTGCCGTCAATCGGTTGTAGGAGATTCAACTCGGCATAATTGCTTATGAGTTGAGTTTCTGCTCGGCCTTTAATCTATCTAAGTGACTTTTCTCGAACCTTCCATGCGATGATGGAAACGCTCCAGACCACCCTTCTAGCTTAAAAGCTGGTGCAGATAAAATGCGATGAGTCTCCTCACCACAATCACACACAAGACTTGTTGTCTCATAA